CAATTATTTTGTGAGAATACTTCAATCTTTAAGTTTGCTTTCATGATTTTGTAGCTCCTGTAGTACTGTTTTAATAGTTTCTTCTGGTAGTTCCATAATATAGGTTAAGTACTCTCGTACTTCTTGTTGCAGTGACATTTCTGAATCTAATATCAGTGCTGCATCAGTTGCTTTTTTAGCTACTTTTTTATCAATTAGCTCATTGTCTGCAAGTTTTGCTAATTCAGCTAAGTTACCCTCAACTTCATAAATGGTGTGATGGTATTCTGTAGCGGGCGTAGGTTCACCTACTTTAACAGTTTGCTTTAACAACTGCGGCAATTCTAATTTGATCCAGTTATGCTCATGCGTTACAGTATCAAATAAAATAACTCCAGTGTCTACTACATTTCTGTGAAAGCTAGTAGTGACTGGACTACCAGGATATAGGATATTAGCCTGGCAATTTTCATAACTGTGCAAATCACCTGCTAAAACTGTCTGCCATCTTGCAAACTTTTCTAGGGGCACTTCACTGGTAACATGCGGTGGAATATTTCCTCGCACATGAGTAAGTAATACTTTATTTGTAAACTGTTCAGGATCAAAAGTTTTGATATAATTATAAGGAATTACATCTACTGTACCATCACAAATAGGGGTACAAGTATCTAAAATTGTAACAAGTGGATTAACTCGGTTAACTACTTGTTTTAAATTAGTCAAAAAGCTGGTATCTTTTTTCAACATTTCGTGATTACCTGTATAAATATAAGTAGTAATCACACAGTTGCTAACAAAATCAAAAAATACTTCTAGCTCCGGCATACTAGGCAGTTTGTCAAAAACATCGCCACCTACTACAAATACATCAGCTAAACTTTGATGTGCTTGTAACTGTTTCCATAATAGATTATATCTATTAAGACTCCAGTCAATCGGAACATTTTTTTGACCTAATTTAATATGAACGTCTGCGGTGAATAATAATTTCATATTAGTAGAGGCAAGAAAGCCCTGCTGCTTTTAAGGCAACAGGGCTTTGTTTAGTAGTACTTAGCCTAGCTCTTTTACAGCTTCGGCTTCGGCAGAATCTTCGACAGAATCTTGATCTTGTGCCTCCACGATTTTGTTAAGCAGTGCTAAAACTTCGTCGGCTTGGGGTCGAGGAAATTTTTCGTCAATAGACTTAGCAGCATCTGCCATAGTGCGTTCTTCATCAGTGAGCTTGCGAGGCTTACAACGCAGTACTTGCAGTTGATATTCAACGTTGAAGGGAAGCGGGCCAGTTTTGACTCGCTTAAATACTACATCCCAACCAGTATCATAATCAGTAGGATCGCCCAAATCTTCTGCTGCGGTAACAATTTGTTCAAACAGTTTCTTTTTCAGGTTCAGGGCTACTACTTTTTGATTCTTAATGTCGATGCAGTTTACCGAGTAACTCCAGTTGCACTTAACATCTGGAAAAAATTCTGGTACATGATCGGTTTCGACGTTATCGAACTTTTCTTTTTCACGATTAAATGCGAGGCACTCAACCGGAATATCTTTATTATTACTACCTTTGAGCCAGTAGATATAGCGTGGAAGAACACCGCCAATCAGTCTAACAGAATTTTCTCCGTCTTTGTACTCATAAGACTCAACTTTGCTAGATTGTGCTTTGCCTTTGGTTTGCTTAAATGAGAGTGCCACTTTTATCCTCGTATTTGAAATACAGTTTGTGTTCTTTGATTTTTAATAATGGGTTGTATTTAATTGCAGAAATATTTAAGTCTGGGAAAAAGCTCAGATCTAAGTAACTTATGCCGTAATTTTTATATAAAAAATAATCTCGTCTAGCGGCTAATTTTAGATACTGCACTTTATAGACTGTATCAGTTAATTTGTCTTTAAAGAAATCTTGAGGATTTACAATAAAATTTATACCCTTAAGCGACTTTTTAAGTGGTTTATACTTTTGGTAAGCTGTTTTAGGTATGGTCTGCTTAGTGAACCAATAATATAACGCTATTAAAAAGTACTCAGGGTCATCTTTAGTTTCTGCTTCTAAAACTTGTAAGTTGAAAAACAACATAACTTCTCAACCTTAAGTAATATTATATCAGAGTTGGCTTGCGGTGACAAGTTAAAATTTTATACGGTAATAACTTCCCAGCCTTTTCGTAAGTATAATCCAAGCCTATCATTATTTTGCTTTCTATCGGTATATCCAGCAAATTGAATGTCAAGCACTTCCGGAGGATTTTTCTTATCTGGGTGTTGTCGCTGAATACGCCCAATAATTTGTTCTAGTAGTGCATCATTACTTCCAATAGGCGAAGCTAATATTACACTACTTAAGATGTTAATTGAAATGCCTTCTGAAAAGATTTGCCGGCTTCCAACAACACACATTTTTTCTTTGTTGAGTAGTTGTTTCTTGGCTTTTTCTCTAGCCTCATAATCTGTGTCGCCAGTAACCAGCACACACGTTTCTCCAACATATTCAGCTACCTGTTTTAAAAATTCAACTCTGTCAGCCATAACTAATACACTATGACCAGCTACTACTTGAGCTAATGCTGCAGCGGCTATAAATCTTATGTATTCGTCATTTGTTAATAGTTCGGTTACTCGTTCTGCCCAAGGCAAGTTTGGGTTTAGTCTATGCGTAGTTTTTAATAGTTTTACTACCGGAGTTAGTGTATCGCTTTGTGGCGGTTGATATATCTTAGTACCAAAGTAGTCAGGAAACATTTTATGTTTTCCGTCTTTACGAATCATAGTGCCACTTAGTGCAATACGATAGCGAGCATAACTACTGTCTACAAACTCAGTAAACATTGTTGCTGGACAATGATGTGCTTCGTCTAAGATAATAGTGCCGAACTCTTTTGATAACTCAGTTTTATACTTACGTAGGCTTTGAATATTGCCTACCACTATAAAGTGATCTTCAATATCAAATTCACCACTACCAATTACACCAGGACTAATTCCATACAGCTCAGTGCACTCAGTAAACCACTGATCGCGCAGCGCAGTAGTATGTGTAATTACCAGCGTACGTTGACCAAGTTTTCTGGCAATATGTAAAGCAGTAAAAGTCTTTCCCCAGCCTACAAGAGCATTAATAAAACAAGTATCAGATACATCATCGTAAACAACTTGTTGAGCTTCTCGGAGGGGATATTTAGGGTCAGGAAAGGGAACAGCATAATTAACTCTCTTATCTATTATTTCGTAATGTTCTGGGATTAAATCTGTTCTGCCTTGTGGCATAGAAATTATACCATTAACTAAATGTTTATAGTTCTTGATAGTTTCTACACTAGCAATAGGCCCTGTTTTCTTTGTGCCGGTAAAACTTTTATTAAACTTATAGGTCAGCTGACCTTCAATATACTTTCTAGCGGCAGCTCCTGGATCGTCTAAGTAAATTCTATTAGATATAACTGCTTTAGCCACTATATACTTCTCCAAGTTTCTTTATGCTTTTCTTGATATACGCCATATAATACTGGCATCTTATTTATTACTAAGACAGCCGCCCACTTTGATTCTGCAAATGGTTTGTATAATACTTTGAATCGCATACCATTTTTTAAGCATACAATAAACCCGAAACTTCCGCTTGGTAATATTTTTTCAATTTCAAAAAATTGCAGTTTGGCGCGTGTAGTTTTTTTTGTAAGTAAAAACTTTGCCGTAGTAGTCTATAAACCATACGCCGGATTTTGCTACTTTTATAAAGTCGCCTAAAAAGTAAAACGCATCTTTTAGCGGATACAGTTTAGCAGTTTTATCATTAAGCAGTTTTAATCTTCGCTCTAATAAATTACTACCTGGCAAGTTCTTGTCATCAATAATTCTGTAGTTTGTGGTAAAAGTTCCAGAATCTATTTTTATAGACTCTGAAACTTTAAACACTAGGCCTTCTAATTGCTCAGGACGACGACCCAGCTTCCATACCGGCCAGCTTATCTCCTGCAACTGTATAGTATTCTGAAAATTTTCCAAAGCTGTAGTCATCACCAATATCTTGATCTACGCCAATAGGGCAATTTGCAATACTGCAGCCACGATCTTTTTGTGTAGTGTTACGAAGCAGCGTGCAATAAGCCTCAACATCACTTTCTTTTACTAGTGCAACAATAGAATCGTGTACTAGCATAAAGATTTTGGCATCTAGCTTTTGTTGTTTTACTGCTTCAGCGGTTTCCATAGCGGCCAACAAATTAATATCGCTTGCTAGACTTTGAATCTCTGAATTAATACCACTACGAACTTCGTGAGCGGCAATACCTTTGTCAGTTGAAAACACATTTTGCAGCCTGCGCTTACGACCAAAGAAACTATAAGTAAAGCCGTTTTGTTCAATAAACTCTTTGCGACTGGTTAGCCACGCTTCCAGTTTGTTAAACCGTCTAAAGTAAGCCTCAATATCTTGTTTGGCCTGTGAAATAGGATAGGTTTCGCCAGTGGCTTTTGTAACAGTTTCAGAAACTTTTTTAGCGCCTGAACCGTACAAAATACCAAAACTAATAGCTTTTGCACTTTGACGCATTGCAGGATATAATTTCTTGACTTCTTCTACGCTACAAGGCAGGTTAAACACCATATGAGCAATAGAACTATGAAAATCTCCGCCGCTTGAAAACACTTTTTGCAGATTTTTATCTCCGCTAAGCACAGCCGCATAATACATTTCAGCAGTAGTCAAGTCTTGCGAAACAATCTTGTAGCCTGTGGGAGCTACAATACAACCTTTAATAATAGGATCGTCTCGTGGAACCTGTTGTGCATTAAATTTACCACTACTGCTCAGTCGACCACTAGTAGTAAAAATAGCATTAAAGTTAGTACGAATTCTACCATCACGGTCGAGCTCTGGCAAGATTTTTTGCACATAAGTACTTTGAATTTTACCCAATTTACGAACTTGCAAGATAGCTGCTGGCAGTGGATGCTGTTCGCTCAATTCTTGCAGCACTTCAGCGTCTGTTGAAATAGCACCAGTTGCTGTGCGTTTGCCGGTTGGCTGCAGTCCCAAGTAGTCAAACAGAACTTCACGCAGCTGCATTACACTATTAGGATTAAAGATCTTGCCAGTGGTCTGTTCAAACTGTTTTACAGCATCAAACTCATAGATTGCTTGCTTAGCCACTTCAATCTTTTCTGTCAAAAATTTATCCGCGGCCTGCATACGCTCACGACTAATAGGAATACCTACTTCTTCCATGTCCATCAAGAACAGTGTACCAGGAATCAGAATATTCTCATAGACGTTGAGTAGCTTGGCGTTCTTTTGCACTACAGGCCAAAACTTGTTGAACAGCTCCAGTGTAACTGCCGTATCAATACTAGCATACTTGCTGATTGTGTCAAACGGAATCAAGTCGTAAGTAAAGTCTTGTTGCAAGATTTTATTCTGTGCACAATACTTTTGCTTAAAGTCCTCTAGCTCACTATCATAATCACCGTAGTTGGTATACTTAAGCGCAAGTTCTTTTAGACCATGTGAGTCTGTTTCGTCCAGCACATAGTGCATTACCATAGTATCATGAACACGCTTGCGATCAAAGTCTAGCCCAAAGTGATAGTTCAACATTTTATAGTCAAACTTCATGTTATGAAACACTGTGGTAAATTGCTTGGCAATTTGTTGCAGCAATTCCAGGCACTGTTCATCAAGCGCATCGGCCATCAAGTAACGCCCATGATTGGGCTTATAACTCATTGAAATACCCAGCACATACCCGTCTCGCGGATACAGTCCAGTGGTTTCCGTGTCCCATGCAACAATGCCGTTAGCGTTGTTGACTACTTCTTGCAAAAACTTGTAGCACTGCTCTGTGCTGCTCAAACCAGCAAAATCGCCCTGACTTGGGCCGGTTGAGGTTCCATTATAGTACCCCATAATTTTTTCTACAGCACGATCAAAGTCTGGCTTACCTTCCGGTTTAAAAGTAAGCATAGCCGGATTAGTAATGCACACAAACTTGTCGTTTACAAGTTGTCCAGCATAATTAGTTACGCTAGACACTTTGGCATACTCTTTGGCTGCTTCAGCACCTACCAAGATTACCAGATCATACGGCTCTGGATCAAATTCCAAGTCTACATCTTTTTTAAGTAGTTTTGTAATAGGAACACTACTCATATGAAAATGATCGTACTCAAAAGTAAAATACTCAGAGTACCTGGTTTTATTTGGTGCTTTATCAATCAGCGCAACTTTTTTCATATTTTCTCACTCAGTAATACTTTATTATAGCGTATTAGGCTAGCTTTGTCAACATTATCTTTTTATATATTCTGCAATACCATCAACAGTTTCTTGATCCATTTCACCAGGATCTAAACCATCTGGTAGTTTTATTACTTCGGCCACAAACCCTAGTGCTTCGATTTTTGGCTTTAATTCTTGAGCAGCTTTGTTACCGGCATCGTCTCCATCAAACATAATAAAAACGTGGGTAACGCCTTGAGCTTTAAAAGTAAATAGCTTTTGGTCTATGTTGTTTTGCAGAGTATTTGTGCCAAAACAACACGCTGCATTATGCAATCCCTTGTCGTATAAGTTTAAAAAATCAAATAGACCTTCTACTAGCACGAGGCTTTTAGCATCCTTTGGCGCAGCTGCGGGAAACACAGGCATTGTTACACCACTGGGATAGTTAATATATCTGGGATTGCCGTTGCTCAACATATGCCTGCACACAAACACTAAATTACGATCTAGAACATCTGTAATAGGAAAACAGATGCGATCCTCTAGTTTAGGTTCTTTTTGGTTATAAAATGCACCGAATTTTTTTAGAGTAGCTACACTAATACCACGAAAAGTTCGTGTAACAGGAATACTTCCAGCCGGTAGTTCTAGACTGTATTGTTGCTGAAGCTCTGCTAACTTCTGTTTTAGCTTAACAATCTTAAGCGGTGTTGGGTTGGTTAAAACGCCAAAATGCTTAAAAATATTGCCTTTAAAGTGGCAAGCAAAACAATGAAAAGCCCCAGTTTCGCGACTAATACGCAAACTGGGGTTTGAATCTGGGTGCTCAGGATTTAAGCATTTGACGACATAATCTCGTCCGCTAACCTGGAAACCCACGCTTTGTTTTTGTAGTAGTTCTAGTACAGCGTCATGCATAATATTACATCAAGTCCGTAGCTGATTCATCGGTTTTCTTACTTGTTGCACGCTTTACTTTTTGTTCTGATACAGGTTTATCAATAGTTTGTGGGCTAATACGCAAGGTATCCCAATCAATAGGACTAGTAAAACTCATTTCTTTGCCACCACGAATTTTTGTAGTTTCAAAACTAATGGCTTGCTGCTCTTTGCTATGGGCTTCCATAACCAGCGCAATATCTGCAGCATCAAGAATACCCTTGGCAAAACGTGCTTCACCAGTTGCGTCGATTTGATAAGGACTTACCATTACCACTTCGTACTTTCTGGCCAAGTTTTTAAGTCGTTTTGACACCTCAATCTGCGGCTTCCAATCGTATTGATCCGAGCCTTCTAGCACAATCTGATTAATGTAGTCTACAACCACAACCTTTAACTTATCACCAAACTTTGCTTTGGCTTTGCCAACGTGCAAGTCGATGCTGCTTAGGGTCAGGTCACGATCGTCTACAATAATCATTTGATTGTCAGGCTTTAGCTGATGGTTTCGCACTAAGTTTTCTTCAAACTTAAAGCGATCTCTGTGCCGCATAAACTCCATTACGG